ATGGCGGTGATCAATCATCAGGCGCAGAAGAAGCGGTTAAAAAAATCGTTCCTTTCACGTCTGGAAATAGATGGGTTCAAACTTCTTATAACAATAATTTCAGAAAACAATACGCTGGAATTGGTTACACGTTTGATTCCACAAAAAATAATTTCATTGCACCACAACCATTCGCATCTTGGTCGCTAGACGCTAATGACGACTGGCAAGCACCAGTTGCATATCCAACAGTTACAACTTATGGAGATAACGTAAGATACTTTATTTCTTGGGATGAAGCTGGAAAAAGATGGATTGGTAAAGACGATCAACAAAACGCATTCGCTTGGTCACCTGACACTTCATCTTGGATTGCTACAGGCAATTAAGTTAAAGAGTTTTTAAACAGGAGTAAGTGACCTATGGCCAAATCCAATGGCGGTATTATCGGCGCATTAAATCCAACATCGTTTGGAAAGTGTACTGTTACATCTCAAACATCATCTGGTACATTAACAACGCAACCTGGAACTAGATTAGTTTCAACAGCGGTTGTAGCAGGAGGAGGTGGTGGAGGAAGTGGTACAACTAATAACGCTGGAACAGGTGGTGGTGGAGCAGGTGGTTTAAGAAACATTTCAAATATTTCAGTTTGTGGAGCAACATCCTATCCTTTAACAGTTGGAGGTGGAGGTGCAGCAGGCCCTATTTCTCCAGGAGTAAGTTTTGGTGCAACTGGTTCAAATTCTGTAGCAGGTTTTACATCAAATCCAATTACTTCTAATGGAGGAGGCGGAGGAGGTGGAGCTTGGGGATCACCATATACCGGTAGACCAGGAGGTTCAGGTGGAGGAGGTGGTGCAGGTGGTGCAGGAACTGCAGGTGGAACAGGTAATACTCCGCCAGTAAGTCCACCACAAGGTAATGATGGTGGAGCTTCTAACTCACCAAATTTTTTTGTTGGTGGTGGAGGAGGTGGAGCTTCTGCTGTTGGAACAGCGGGAACACCAACACAAGCAGGTAATGGTGGAGCAGGAACAAATATTTCTGCTTGTTATCCAGGAACCCCTAATTCAGGAATTTATGCAGGAGGTGGAGGTTCAGGAATTTATGCACCAGCTGGTGCTCCAGTAGTAGGTGCTGGAGGAACTGGAGGAGGTGGAGCAGGTGGACCAACTGGCACATTAACAGGAAATCCAGGAACAACTAATACAGGTGGCGGAGGAGGAGGTGGAACACCAGGTATACCATCTAATGCTGCAGGCGGAGCCGGCGGTTCGGGAATCGTTATCGTAAAAGAATTAAACAAGGCAACAGGTGTTTGGAGTTTAAAAAGTGCATTTGGGGCAATTAAACAAGGAACGTGGGTTCAAGCTCAATGTACAGTATCATTAGATTATTTAATCGTGGCTGGTGGCGGAGCAGGTGGTAGTGATTCTTATGCTGGCGGAGGCGGTGGAGCTGGAGGTTATAGATCTTCTTTTCCAGGAGGAACTATGGTTACAGCTTCTTTTTATGCAGGTGCAAGTATTCCAGTGACGGTAGGAGCAGGAGGAACAACAAGCCCTAATGGTAATCCAGGTAATAGTGGTTCTCCTTCAATATTCTCAACAATTACAAGTGCAGGTGGAGGGGGTGGAGGTGGAGCTGGAGGTTTTGCTAGTGGTCAACCAGGAGGTTCAGGTGGAGGTAAAGCAGGAGGAGATTCTACTCCAACCCCTACTTCAGTAGGTACAGGAAACAGTCCACCAGTAAGTCCCCCACAAGGAAATAATGGAGGACCTGGATTTTGTGGTGTAACTAGTATTAGTAAAGGTGGTGGTGGTGGAGGAGCAGGAGCTGTGGGAGGTACTGCGGTTCAAAGTATTCCAAGTGGTGATGCAGGAGCAGGAGGAGCAGGATCACCAAATTCAATAACAGGATCACCAGTATTTTATGCAGGTGGTGGAGGTGGTGGAATAGATAGAGCTGGTGGAGCTTATTCTGGTAATGGTGGTGCTGGAGGAACAGGTGGTGGTGGAGCTGGTGGTAGATTTGGAGGACCTAATGCAGTAGCAGGAACTGCCAATACAGGCGGAGGAGGTGGAGGAGCACCTTCAACAGGAAGTCCAGGTGCAGTTGGAGCAGCCGGCGGATCGGGAATCGTTATTTTAAGAGCAAGAAGCTCATCAATTTTATTAAGTGCAAGTCCAGGAACTAACACGGTTACAACACAACCTTGCGGTCAAGACGTTGCGTCGTTTACTGTTAGTGGAAGTTTAACTGCTACACAAGTAGCGTCAGTAGCTTTAGTAGATTATTTAGTAGTGGCCGGAGGTGGAGCCGGTGGTTGTGGAGGAGGTGGAGGTGGAGCTGGAGGTGGAGCCGGTGGTTATAGATCATCGTTTCCAGGTGGAACAAAATTAAAAATAGGTGGATCAGTTCCAATAACAATTGGAGGAGGAGGTAGTCCTACTGCTGGAGGAAATGCAGGAGGATCAGGAAGTCCCTCAATATTTTCAACTATTACATCTACTGGTGGAGGAGGTGGAGGTGGCTATGGTGTACCTTATGGATCTCCTACTGGTGCTGCAGGAGTACCAGGAGGATCAGGTGGAGGTGGAGCCACTGTAGGTTTTCCTTCATTTGTAACTGGATATCCAGGTGGAACAGGAAATACTCCGCCGGTTAGTCCTTCACAAGGAAGTAATGGTGGAGCAGGAAACAGTTCTGGACCACCTTGCCAATCTTCGGGAGGAGGTGGAGGTGGAGCTGGAGGTGTAGGTACTACATCGACACAAAATGTTGGAGGACCGGGAGGAAGTGGTTCTGGAAATAGTATTTCAGGATCACCTGTTACTTATGCTGGTGGAGGTGGAGGTGGAAATGGTGGTCCAGGATCAGCTGGTACTGGAGGACCAGGAGGTGGTGGTAGAGGACAAATAAGAGATAGCACACCAGGACAAACAGGAACAGCAAATACCGGAGGTGGAGGTGGTGGAGCAGGTAATAGTAGTGCCAATACTGCCGGAGGTTCAGGAATCGTTATTGTTAGAGGTCCAAGTTCTGCTAATTTCTCTGCAGCACCAGGAACAAACACAGTTACAACATTACCGGCACCAGCTGGAGGTTGTAAAGTTGCGACATTCACGGTTTCTGGAACATTGACTGTTAGCTAATAATTCATCTACTTGACAAATATTCTATAAATTTATATATAGGATTTAGAAATGAACCTGAATAATTACTACTATTTTTTTAAAGAGGCATTAACGCCTAGATTTTGTGATGAGATTATTAAGTATGGTAAATCTCAACAAGAACAACTTGCTTTAACTGGTGGACAAACTGAAAAAGTTAATAAAGGAAAACCATTAGAAGAAAAAGATATTCTAGATTTAAAAAAGAAAAGAGATTCAAATATTGTATGGTTGTCAGATTCATGGATATATAAAGAACTGCACCCATATATTCATCAAGCAAATAGATTAGCTGGTTGGAACTTCGAGTGGTCGTTCAGCGAAGCATGTCAGTTTACAAAATATGGTTTAAAACAGCATTATGGTTTTCATTGCGATAGCTGGAATGCGCCATATGATAATCCTGCTAATCCAGATACTCATGGTAAAATTAGAAAATTATCAATGACTTGTAGCTTATCAGATCCAAGTGAATATGAAGGAGGACAATTACAATTTCAATTTAGAAATGAAGATGATCCAACTACTACAAGAAATTGCATAGAAATATTACCTCGTGGTTCAATATGTGTGTTCCCATCTCACGTTTGGCACCAGGTTACGCCAGTTACAAAAGGAACAAGATATAGTCTCGTAGTGTGGTCGTTGGGCTATCCATTTAAATAATATGCCATTTAATACAATAGAAAAATATTTATCTTGGAGACAAAAAAATAGAGATAGATTACTAGATTATAAAAAACAATATAGAGCAAAAAATAGAAAACAAATATTAAAATATGCTAAAAAATATTACTATATTAATCAAGAAGAACTTATTAAAAAATACAAAGAAGATAGTAAAAATCCTATAAAATTAAAACGTAGAAAATTCTTAAAGATGAAAAGCAATTTAAAAGTAACACATAGAATAACTGTTGAAGAATATAATAAAAAATTAAAAGAACAAAAAAATAGATGTGCTATTTGTAATAAACATAGAAATAAATTTACAAGAAACCTAGCTGTAGATCATTGTCATACAACTGGTAAAATTAGAGACTTATTATGTGGTGTATGTAATACTAGACTTGGTTATTATGAAAAATCTGATATAAATAAATTAAAAGCATATATAAAAAAACATAAAGAAAAACTTAACTAAAGGAGAGAGAAGATGGCAAAAACAGATCAATTAAATTCATCAATATATTTTAGTACTCCAGTTTATTCTATTGAAATACCTGAATGGGTAGATCATGTAGATAAAGTTTGTGATAAATATATTAAAGCTGCAAAAGAAAATAATAAAAAAGCTATTAAACAACGTGAAAAAGAATTAGGTAAAAAAGTAGGTGATTTTTCTATGAGTCATCACAGCACTTCTCTTGTGGGAGATCCAGACTTAAAAGAATTACAAGAATACATTGGTTCAACTTCTTGGAATGTTTTAGATCATATGGGTTATGATTTAACTAACTATGAATTATTTTGGACTGAATTTTGGGTACAACAATTTGCAGAAAAAGGAGCTGGGGCGCACAGCCCTCACGCACATTATGATAATCATATTAGTGGTTTTTATTTTTTAAGATGTTCAGATAAAACATCTTTACCAGTTTTTCACGATCCACGACCAGGTAAGCTTATGACACAATTACCGCTTAAGAGTGAAAAAGAAATTACGTTAGGAACTGATAAAATACATTACAAACCTAAACCAGGTACAATGATATTTATTCCAGCGTATTTAACACATGAATATATCGTTGATGCAGGTATTGAAGATTTCAGATTTATTCATTTTAATCTACAAGCGGTTAGAAAAATGATTACTGATACAGTAAGAGTACAAGCTAAAACAGAAAACAAAAAGGAGAAAAAATGAGTTTTAAAAAAGATAAGTATATAGTTATTAAAGAAGCGATATCAGAAGATCTTGCAAAGTTTTGTTATGATTATTTCATGATGAAAAGAACAGTTGCAAGAACTATGTTTGATACAAAGTACATAAGTCAATTTACAGAATATTTTGGTGTATGGAATGATCAACAAGTTCCAGATACTTATTCACATTATTCTGACATCGTAATGGAAACATTACTTGTAAAATTACTTCCTATCATGGAAAAAACAACAGGATTAAAATTAAACTCTAATTATTCATACGCTAGAATTTATAAAAAAGGAGATGTATTACATCGCCATAAAGATAGATTCTCATGTGAAATATCTACAACTATGCATTTAGGTGGTGGTTGTTGGCCAATATATCTTGAACCAGATGCATCACAAGGTGGTGTAGATGAAAAGACAGGCAATTACAAAGCATCAAAATCTAAAGGTGTTAAAGTAATGTTAGAGCCAGGTGATATGTTAGTTTACAGAGGAAATGAATTAGAACATTGGAGAGATAAATTAACTTTTGATGACTGTGGTCAAGTATTCTTACATTACAATAATGTTGAAACTAAAGGATCTAAAGAAAATATATACGATCGTAGACCTCATTTAGGACTTCCAGCTTGGTTTAAAAAGTGATATAAAATCTCTTTTATAGAGGTTTTATGCCAATAAACAAACTACAGTTTAGACCAGGAATAGATAAGCAAAATACACAATACGGCGCAGAAGGCGGATGGGTTGATTGTGATATGGTGCGTTTTAGATATGGTGTACCTGAAAAGATAGGTGGATGGGAACCAGCTGTGGGTAATAACTTAATTGGTGTTGCGCGAGACATTCACACTTATACAGATTTAGCGGGTGACTCATTAGCTGCAATAGGAACTGATAGAAAATTATATTTATATTACGATAACAACTTTTACGACATCACACCTTTATCTACCACTATCCCCGCAGTATTCTCATTTACTTCTGGAACGACGATCGTTGATGTTACAGCAACTTCTAATGGTGCTGTAGCTGGAGACTTTGTTACATTTTCAGGAGTATCAGGAGTTAATGTTGTAAACATTTCAAACTCTAACATGGGTCAAGAATTTGAGATTCAAGAAATTAAAACAGCTAATACATTTACAATAGATGTTGCATCTATTGCAACACCTGGAGTTGTTACAACTTCTGGATCAGCAACTTCAGCAGCATTTCAAATAAATGTAGGAACAGATATTACAACAGTTGGTAATGGATGGGGAGCCGGGGCTTGGGGATTTTCAACTTGGAATACACCAAGACCATCAGGAGTTATTACAGCAAATCCAAGAATATGGAAAATAGATAACTTTGGTGAAGATATATTAGCAACAATCGTTGGTGGTAAAACTTATTACTTTGATACATCTGCATTCTTACCATCAAGAAATACTAGAGCTACACTATTAAGTAATGCTCCAACACAATCTAATTATATGACAGTATCTCCAAGAGATAGACATGTGATATTCTTTGGCACACAAACAACACCAGGAACAAGTGCAACTTATGATCCAATGGCTGTGTTATTTGGTTCACAAGAATCATTAACTGACTTTATACCTAATGCAACAAATACAGCAGGATTTCAAAGATTATCTTCAGGAAACCAGATTGTAACTGCAGTTCCAACAAGAGGAGATATATTAATATTAACTAATACATCAGCGCATTCAATGCAGTTCGTAGGTCCACCATTTACATTCTCATTTAAACAAATTGGTACAAACTGCGGTGCATTAGGAGTGCATTCTGCAGTAGAAGCGGAGAACGTTGTTTATTGGATGGCGGATGGTGCATTCTATTTATTCGACGGGGTTGTAAAAGAAATTCCATGTTCAGTACAAGATTATGTATTTGGTGATGTAAATCCAGATGAACATTCTACAATTTATGCTGGAGTTAATTTAGAGTTTTCAGAAGTGAATTGGTTTTATGCATCAGGTACTTCTACATTAATAGATAAAGTAGTAACTTATAACTATCTTGAAAAATTATGGACTATTGGAACTTTAGCTAGAACAACTTGGGCTTCTAAAGATATATTTGCAAATCCACTTGCAACTAAATATTTACCTAATTCTACAACACTTGCACAGCCAACAGTTATTGGTTTAACAGCAGGTGTATCTACTTTATATGACCAAGAAAAAGGAACGAATGATGATACAAGTCCAATTACCGCGTTCATTACTTCGGGAGACGTGGATATTGTAGATGGTGATAATTCAATGTTTGTTAAACGATATATACCTGATTTTAAAAATCAAGAAGGTAGTCTTAATGTACAATTTCTAGTTAGACAATATCCAGGTTCAGTTCAAACTGTTGCATCAAGCACAGTTGTATATTCTACAACAACTAAAGTAGATATGCGTGCACGTGGGCGACAGGTTGCAGTTAAAATTATAAGTTCAGATGTTGATACTAAATGGAGATACGGAACTCTTCGTATAGATGGTCAACAAGATGGTTTAAGATAATGGCAAAACTAGATCAACCCAGATTAGCGAACGCTACACCGCAATATAGTCAACAACAGATGGACCAGATTATTAGAACACTAGAGCAGATGGTATTACAATTAAATAATACTTTTACACAAGATGTGCAAGATATAGCTGAAGCTCAAACTTGGTATATGTCTGGAAAGAATGGCTGCTAATGAGTTGTGAAAATATAAATGTAACTACACAACCAGTAAGTATTGGTGGAAATAATACAGATGCATTTGGAAGATTAAGAGTATCTAATCCACTTACTATCTTTGACAGTAAAAGTATTATGTCAAAGAATAATCTCTTTGATGAATCAACGGCTAATGGTGGAACAGTTACTTACACTTCTAATAAATCTACAGTTAATTTAAACGTAACAGAAGCAGCAGGATCTACAACAATAAGACAATCTAAAAGAGTCATGTCTTATCAACCAGGTAAATCATTGCTTATATTTAATACATTTGTAATGAATACACAAACAACAAACCTTAAACAAAAGGTTGGATTATTTGACGCTAATAACGGAATATTTTTTCAAGATACAGGTACAGGTTATCAAATCGTAAGACGTACTTATACATCAGGAGCTGCAGTTGATACTGAAGTTAATCAATCAGCGTGGAACGGGGATAAATTAAATGGAACAGGTGCAAGTGGTTTTACACTAAACGCAGCTACATCTAATATATTATTTATAGATATTGAATGGTTAGGGGTTGGATCTGTTAGAGTTGGTTTTGTTATTAATGGTCAATTAATTACAGCACATACTTTTAATAATGCAAATAGTTTAACAACTGTTTATATGCAAACTGCAAACTTACCTATTAGATATGAAATAGAAAGAACAGGAACATTAGCAGCTGCTACTTATACACTACAGCAAATATGTTCTTCTTGTATTTCTGAAGGTGGTTATTCTCCAGAGGGATTACAACAAATGATTGGAACTTCGCAAATTAACGCAGGTGTAAATTTATCATCAATAAATACTTATTATAATATTGCAACAATTAGAATTAAATCAGGAAGACCTTATGCAGTTATAGTTCCAGCGGGAATAGATGTATTAAACATTTCAAATAATGATTTTGAATGGGGATTATTTATTAATGCTACTTTAGCTTCTTCATTTTCATATACAAGTTTTAGTGATAACGTCGAATATGATTTACAAACAACTGCATTTTCTACGGCAGGTACAAGAATTGCTGGTGGTTATATGGGAGGTAAAACTGCTCCATTTACTTTAGGTGGAGATTTTATAGCATTCTCAAATCAACTAGGACAAACTATAAGTGGTACATCAGATACTTTAACTTTAGGTGTAAGAACAGGTTCTGCAAATGGAGATGTATCTGGTTTAATTAAATGGTATGATTTAACATGAGTAACGTATATAAAAACGCTTTTTACGATCCGACAACCACAGCTAGTACAACTGTGTATACTTGTAATGCAACTGCAAGAGCTATTATTCAAAACATTCAAATTGCAAATGAATCGGGTTCTAAAACAGTTAAAGCTAGTGTTTATGATTCATCAGCAGCAACAACTTATATAATTGCATATGCAGCAATTACAGGACCTACAACATGTAATTTAGCTAATGGTCCAATCATATTACAAGAAGGCGATGCTCTACTACTTGACAGCAGTGTGACAACTAGTGTAAGTGGTACTATATCAATAATGGAAGTGAATAGAGGATCATTAACGACATAATGGAAGAAATAAGAATAATTTGTGACTCTAAAATTATTATAAAGAATATAAAAACAGGTCACACATATAAAGATGAAGAAGAAGTTAAGGCAGACTTAAATGCTAAACCAGAAGATATTAGACGTGATGTACAAATCATCGTTCCAACTATTCCTTTATTTAGTAAGACATGATTAGTGGAGATAGTAAGGAATATGAATTTTTTGATGAAGCTATAAAGTTATTAAAAAATCCAATAGGTGTTAGCGTTGAAATAGGTGTTCGTCGTGGAATGGGTAGTAAATGTATTATTGATGCATATAGAAAATATCATCCTCATATAAAATTAAATCATTTAGGAATAGATCCTTATGGTAATATTCTTTATAGAACTGCAGATAATGATAAAGGTGGAAGA